CGACTGCGTGAAAATTCACGGGTTTTGAGAAATCCCAGGTTTTGAGGTTTTATCCAATACAGAGGAGTTAAGGAAATGCAACAGGAAGACGGATGCAGGGTGTCAGATTGCGAGAAGTGGCAGAACGGTAGCGGCTACTGTGAAGAGTGCGAGGCGGTACAGATTGCGCTATGGAAGGGCCGCGAAGAAACCAAAGAAATGATAATCGAAGACGGAGATTTGGAAGTATGAAAACAGTATACGTTTGCGAAATATGCAAAGAAGAATACGATGATACCGATTCAGCTGAAAGGTGTGAGTCTCGTTGTAGTGTATGCAAAACCATCATGCACGACATCGACAGGATTCGAGCTTTTAACCTGGTTGAAAACTTTGGATGCTATCCAACTATGAACGTAATCAGAGAAGCAATCGATGGGTACGATAAGAGACAACAGGAACTACAGGAAAGTAAGCGGCAAACCCCATAGCTTGAAATATCCCGCGAATTGCCTAAATTAACATTAACCACCACCGGAGAGCATTATGACGATTACCGACTTTATAGAAGATGCCAGGGACGAATTGAAGGATACAGAGAGGCATCTTTCCGATCACAGAAATCACATGGAAGCATTGCAGCAATCCATCGAAAAGGATCTATCTAAGATCGCAACGATAACCGACACCATCGCAAAACTGGAATCACTTCAGGACGCGGTAGAATTAGAGCCGATGACGCCAGTTATTGCTGATGAATTCGACAGTACGGTACTAACTACGGAGCACCCTTTCTAATGCCTAAACAACCCGGGAAATTCAAAAGGGCCCAGAGTCCGAATGTCAGGCGCCTTGACGACGGTAAGCGGAAAAAGAAGGAAGTACACCCGATCCGGCGAACCGAGGAATACAAGGCGTTCCGGCTGGCTATGCTGGATGACAACCCGATATGCTGCAAGGATGGATGCCACAAGGAAAGCACTGACATTCACCATATAGAGCGTATCACGGACCGGCCTGACCTGGCCTATGACTCAAGCAACGTGATTTGCGTATGTTCCGGATGTCACTATCAGATTGAGTCTGCAGTCAACCGCGGCATTGATATGAACATATGGGGCCACATGTTCGAGGGCTTGCTATAATGGGAGCTAGAGGGCCACAGCCAACACCTACCGCACAGCTTGAGGCTCACGGCTCTTGGCGTGCCAACATAAACAAGAATGAGCCCCTACCAGAGAAGCGGTTGCCACCTATGCCCCCAGGGCTTACAGGGGTTGCCAAGCAGGCCTGGATGACCTATGAGCCGATCCTGTATAACCTCGGAGTATTGACAGAGATCGACGGGCTCGCATTTGAGCAGCTTTGCATTGTTTATGCTGATTGGGTGAAGTACAAGAAATACCTCAAGGCTAAGGGCGAGCTGATCAAGGTCTATGACAAGCATAGGAGAATCGTTGATTACAAGGTGCATCCATATGCCAAGTTGAAGGTTAAGGCCCAGGAGCAATTGAACCGGCTCCTTGCAAATTTCGGGATGACCCCGGCAGATAGGTCCAGAATCGTGGTAGACAACAAGAAAAAGAAAGGCGGAGCGAAGAAAATCACATGAATAAGCGTGTAATCCACATAATTGGCACCCAATGCGCCGGAAAGAGTCATCTTTTGAGAGAATCGGGCAAATCTAGCGAATTCCAGTCATTCTGTCTTGCCGAGGACTTCTATAAGCCTAATTGCATCATGAACAGCTCATATGTGATGAACTGGACCAAATACAACCAGAATATCAATAAACTGCCAGATGCGGTCACAGCCTTCATAGAATCGGCTGATATACCGGTCATAGAGAGTTCTGGAACCAATAAGACGCTAAACAAGGTGCTTGAGGGCTATGAGGTTGCGACAGTAGCCATGGAAACCCCTAGTGATGATGATCTTAAGTCACGATGCCTGGAACGTAACCTTGTGCTTGCCACTGCCAGGAAGATCAAGCGGGAATACCTCAAGGCTGGACATGATACACTCAGCTATGATGATGCATTGAAGGCGTTCGCCGATGCCGTGAAATCGTTCAAGGCTGACGAGGGCAAAGCCGATGCCAGCATGAGCATTGAGGAGATACTGGAGCACCGGCAAGCGCTCAGGGATACAGATTGGAAGTCGGATGAGTTCTGGAGCATGCCAATAAACGGGTATGACCCATGGGTGGGATCTGATGACTATTATTTTGACAAGAAAATTGCGATAGGGGTGATCGAGTTTTGGGAAGAGACATTCATTCATAGTTCCGCAGAATGGCAGGGCCAGCCGTTTCTATTGGAGCCATTCCAGAAACAGATTATAGGCCATTTCTTCGCGTGGAAGTGTAAGAGGGCAGAGAAGAACGTTGCCACCGGCGAGGATGTACATTTCAGGCGATACGGCGAGCTTTTTATCTATGTGCCCAGGAAGAACGGCAAAACCCCGCTCGCCATATGCATAGCGTTAATCATGTATCACTTCGATGGTGAGCTAGCCGCTGAGGTGTATGTTATGGCAGCTGACAAACAACAAGCCGGGATTGCATTTGGTGATGCTCAGTATAATGTTGAGAACGTAGACGCATTCAGCGAAATCAAGGTTTATCCATCATATAAATCAATGAAGTATGCCGAAACAATGTCAACCATGCGGGTTATGTCAGCAGACGGAGAAAGAAAGCACGGGTACCGTCCACATTGCTGGGTGGTAGACGAATTGCATCTACAAAAGAGTGAAGAATTAATGGAGGTTATGGAGACTGGCACGGCATCCCGTAATCAACCTGCAGGTATCACCATGACAACCGCTGACTTTGACCACCCGAGCCCCTGCAATGAAAAGCTTGATTATGCTCTGGCTGTTATGGCTGATCCAACGAATGACCCCGAATTTTTCCCGGTAGTGTATCGGGCTGATGAGTCTGATGACTGGGAAGATGAAAAAACGTGGATGAAGGCAAACCCAAACTACGGGGTGAGCTGCAAAAAGAAGTATTTCTTCAAAAAGGTACGAAAGGCCAAGAGTAACCCCAGGTTCCTGAACACGTTCAAGCGGTTGCACCTGAATATCAAGACTGGCCAAACTGTCCGTTGGTTATCCCCTGATGACTGGAAGGCTTGCGCGGATCCCGAATTCCCCATTGAAGAACTGGAAGGTGAGGAGTGTACCGGTGGCATTGACCTTGCCTCAAAGTATGACCTGTGCTCATTGGTTCTGTACTTCCCGAAATATAAGTTTTTCCTTCCACAGTTCTGGGTTCCCAAGGAGCGTATTGACTTGTTTCTTGAATACCAGGTATGGCACAAGGCGGGACTACTCCATGGCACCAGGGGCCGGACTACAGATTACAATTTCATTCAGGATGCAGTTGTAAAAGCCGCCGAGAAGTACCAAGTCACGAATATAGGGTATGACCCTTACAATGCCAGCCACTTTGTGACTCAGCTTGCAGAGTATGACAATGTGCCTATGTTGCAGTACAACCAGAATATGCGGAACTTCAACGAGCCATCCAAAGAGTTTGAAAAGATGATAATGGATCACGAGCTAAGGCACAATGACAAGTCGAGCGGACTGTTTTCATGGAATGCCAGCAATGTGGAAGTAATGACAGACAAGGACGGCAATATCAGACCGGTAAAGCCTGAGCGTTCCAGTAAAGCCAAGGTTGACGGGATAATTGCATCAGTCATGGCCCTGGGCATCCATATGAACGATGATCTGAATGACTTCCTTGATCCGGTTGTAAGCACTGCCAGACAGGACATAGAAGATGAAGAGGCGGCGGCTCTGGATGACGAAAACGGAACACATGCAGACTACACCATTGACGAGGCTATTGACAATGATGACCTATGGTAATAGCTTGACACATCCATCTGATAGCCTATATTAGAATCAGTTCTCACCCCGGTAAAACACCAGGCCACTTCATTTAGTTGTGGCTTTTTTATTCTCCCAATATTGACAGGCTGACCGAAATGCCGTATAGTGATACTTTAGATCGCGAGAAATCGTTAACGTTAACAAAAAGGAGATTGCATGAAACTCATGTTTTCTACAATGCTGGCTTTCGCGCTATGCTTGATGTGGGTACCACCTGCTTCAGCTAGTCAGAGTGTCAGCAAAACAGAACTGAAGCAATGTGTCTGCTCGATGCCAGTGATGGTGTTTGAGTATTCTCAGGCTGATGTTCTAAAATCGGTCGAGCTGGACATTAATAGTCCCGAAGGCTCATTCGCCAATGAATATGATCGATCACCGGTAATCGTTATGGGGAAATGTCGCTTACGCTTCTCCCAAGGTCGAAATCTCACAAAGTCGGCATTGAATCAAAGCTATAGACCTTTTCAGCTGATTCCTAAGATGGAACATGTCAGCGCATCTCGGCTTTATAGTCTGCGATGTTGACGACGCACTGAATCTTGAAAGCCCCGGAGTTTATGACTTCGGGGCTTTTTTATTGTGACCCTACCCAATACCTAATTTAATTAGGTGATGGCATATTAAAACCTAACAAAATTAGGCGTTTCTCTTGAAAGTAGTAGCAAACGGCGTATATATTAGCGATAACGTTAATATAATCGCGGGTAAATGATGAGCCTTTTCAATTCTGCTTGGTCTTCGATAAAGAATCTCCGTAAATACTCCATAGGTCTAGCACCTACATTCATCTTCCCCAATGGCATATCTCCAAAGACAAATGATGCGGCTTTAGTTGCCAAATATCGGGGATGGACCTACATAGCCGCTTCAGTTAATGGCGCCGCTGTTGCTTCTACACCGCTGAGGCTATACGCCACGGTGGGCCCTGATGAGAGAATGCCGGAATCAAGGGACGGTGGGGGCTGTGGCGAGCCGCTCTCTGAGAAGCAAATTGATACGATGTGCAAGCAGAACAGCAAGCGACTATCCCCCAGACTCCGCAGGGCTGACAAGATCGTTGAGATATTCGACCATCCATTTCTGGACATGATGAGCAACCCCAACCCATGGGCAACGCAATTTGAATTTATGGAGGGTACTAGCGTATTCTCTGACATTACCGGTGATAGCTACTGGCAGGTTACTATGGATAAGCGGTTAGGTATCCCCAAACAGTTGTATCTGTTGCCTTCCCAGTTTGTCCGGATCGTTCCAGACAAGACCAAGTTCATCAAGGGCTACCTATTCGGGCGCAACGCTCAGAACAGGGTGGCGTTTAAGCCTAACGAGATCCTTCATATCAAGCAGTTCAATCCTCAAGATGCCTATTATGGTTTAGGATGTCTGGAGGCCGCTATCGTTGCAGTCAACAACTATGACTCCATGGACAACTATGAGGGCGCTCTGACTGCTAACATGGGTGTACCAGGGCAGGTTGTGAGCTACAAGGGCAGGCTGAAGGCTGAGGATATCCCAAAGCTTGAAGCTGAATGGAACCGGACCATGAAAGGTGTTAGGAATGCTGGCCGGACAAAGGTTGCATCATCAGAATACGAGATTAAAGAAACCGGATTTAGCCCCAGGGAAATGGGATTCCTGCAAGGCCGCAAATGGACCCGTAACGAGATAGCAAATTCCTTTGGTGTTCCTATTTCCATGCTTGAGACTGAGAACGTCAACAAGGCCAATGCTCAGGCCGGTAATGAACAGTATGCAAGGCGCTCAATAACACCACGACTGCGCCGCATAGAGGACAAGATCAATGATCAGCTTATTCCAATGTATGATGAGCCTCGCCTATTTGCTGCTTTTGACAATCCTGTGCCAGAGGATGAGGAGTTCAACGCTAAGAAGGCGGAGAACACATTCAAAGCGAACCTCATCACCCAAAACGAAGGGCGGCGACTGATTGGAGAGGGTGCAGTAGAGGGCGGAGACCGTCTATCTGCTGAGATCATAGCAATGTCCAACAATCAATTACAGGCACCATCCACGGAGACCGACGATGAGCAAGAGTAACGATACCAAAAAAGACAAGAAGCGGCCTGCAACTGGTGGCACTCTGAAAGATAGGCTTGGCAAAAACAAGGGACTGGTGACAAAATGAAAAGCAAAATTAAACTGACTCAAGAATTCATCTGCAAGCTGCCAAGTGAGATGCAAGACAATCTGGCTGTATCGCTGGAAGGCGTTGACAATCCAGACGAATTGCATGTACACCGGAAATCTATCGATGATGACCCCCAGGTGATGGAAGTTGAGAACAGCGAAAAGCGTTTGACTATCGGTTATGCTTCAACCCGTACCCTTGACCGTGACGGCGAAATCATCGTACCAGGTGGAATGGACCTTGCACCATATCGCAAGAATCCGGTTCTGCTATGGTCTCACAATTGGGGTGAGCAGCCTATCGGCAAAATGCCCGACATTGCATCTGATGGCTTTGGTCTCCGGGGTATCTCTGAATATGCCACAACCAAACTTGCTACTGATATCTGGACACTGGTGAAAGGTGCCTTCCTGAGAACTCATTCAATCGGGTTCATCCCTACCAAATGGGTATATAAGGGTGATACCCTTTTCGCTGGCTTGATTGAGCGATCCTTGAGAGAATGGCCAGAGTTCACCCCTGACATAGCCGAACAGACACGCGGATTCATCACCAACGGAATCATGCTGGAAAACAGCGTTGTTCCTATCCCCAGCAATACTGACGCCCTGATTCAGGAAGTCATAGGGAAAGGCTTTGACTCAAGTCTGATCAAGTCTCTGGGGATCAGTGATGAAGACCTGAAAACCGATGCCCCCAAAATCATCGAGATCGAAGGGAAGAAATACACCATAGGAAAAGATGGCACCCACTACCTGTATACCGATCCCAGTGAAGAAAATGACGACGATCAGAATCAGGACGATCAAGAGCCGCACGTTATTGTGCTCAGTACACCGGTTAGGGTTATCAAGACACCAGACGCACCCAGCATTGTCATGCCGACACCGGGGCAGGTTGGCGAAATGGTGAAGAGACAGTTTGAATTAGAAACAGGTAAGATTTAACGAAAGCGACCCCTTAAGCTGGCAACCCCAGACAGGAAAGCTGTAACATTAACAACAAAAGGAAGGTACGAGATGTTCAAAATTAAACTCTTGTCCAAATGGAAAACTCACGAGGCCGGAACGGTTCTTGAGGTCGATGAGACCATAAAGAATTCGCTCACGACCGCTGAGATTGCCAAAGAATGGTCAGAGGCCGACGAAGCCGAACGGGTTCAGAAAGCCGCAGACCTCGAAGCACAGCAAAAATCCCTTGACGCAACTGTCAAGAATGCTGTTGCAGCCGCATTGAAAGATATTCCAAATGGTAATGGCATCAACATCTCCGTTGACTATAACGAGCCCGAGAATGGTCCGTTCAAGTCAATCGGTGAACAGTTGCTTGCAGCCAAAACCATGGCCAGCGACGGTGTGACATCCAGCGAAAAAGAAACCGCTGGTAACATGCTCGAAGCATCCGCCAAGGCAACCAAAGCCGCAACCGGTTCCAATGAACTCGTTGACAGTGAAGGTGGGTTTCTGGTACAACATGACTTCATGGCCCAGCTTGACCAGCGTGCAGTTGAAACTGGTCAGCTTGCAGCTCGCGTTGACAACCGTGAAGTTGCCGGCAATGGCCTGAAGTGGAATGAACTGGACGATTACAACCGGACCAAGGGCAACCACCCGACACAGGTCAAATGGTTGGAAGAAGCCGGAACCAAAACCGCTTCAAAGCCGACGTTTATCCGTCGTAACCTGGAACTCGTTAAGATGTGTGGGCTTTACTACGCAACTGACGAGCTGTTGGAAGATGCCCCGGCCCTGGCTGGTGAAGTTTCCAGTTGGTTCGGTGATGAGTTCGGCTTTGAGCTTGATGACGCCATTTATGACGGCTCAGGCGCAGGCAAACCCAAGGGCATCATGAACAGTGCATGTCTGGTAAGCGTTGGCGCAGAATCCGGACAAACTGCTGATACCGTTGTCGCTGAGAACGTTGTCAAAATGTTCGCTCGCGTTCCTGGTCGTCTGCTTGATGGTGCTGTCTGGATTGTCAACCAGGATGTACTGCCTCAGCTGCCGTTGATGAAGATCGCCGATCAGCCTGTATTCCTGCCTCCCAATGGTTTAATTGATGCTCCCGCTGGTATGCTTCTTGGTAAGCCTATCATGATTTCTGAGCATGCAAAGACCATCGGTGACAAGGGTGATATCATGCTGGCCAACTTGTCCCAGTACAAGATGATCCGCAAGGGTGGTATCAAAGGTGCATCATCCATTCATGTCCGTTTCGTGAATGACGAAACCGCGTTCCGTTGGGTTATGCGTGTCAATGGTGACACCAAGTGGAGTAAGCAGATGACTCCTAAGAACGGTTCCAATAAACTCAGTCCTTTCGTCGTTCTCGACGCTCGGGCATAATCGGAGGTATTTGATATGCGTTTATCTGAGAATGCTTCTTTTATCCTTGATCCCCCTGTGGACATCAATGGGGGCGCTATTGAAACGCCTTTCGTTGACATGGCCCAGGGCAAGGACTTGCTTGTAAAGATCACAACCGGCGCTATTGCCGCTAGTGCATCCGCAGTTGTCAGCCTTGTTCAGGATATCCTGGGCGCCGGTGCTGGTGATCAGGCTTTGGCCTATGCGGGTTACTACACTGTGACCACGCTTGCTGATGGTGATGTTCCTGTCTTTACGGCTGGCGCGTTGACCATTGGTGCAACTGACGATAACAAGATTTTCCTCATTGAAGTTGATGCAAGTCAGCTTGATGTTGATGATCTGTACCGTTTCGTTAAGTGTGGCGTTGCTGATCCTGGTGAAAGCACGATTCTTGGTGTTGAGTTGATCCTCACCAATAAGCGTGATGTTACTGCATCCGCAAGCACCTAATCACAAGGGGGCTCCTAACGGGGTCCCCAATTTGAGGTTTATATGTCCAGTTTCGATCTAACGACCACCGCAGAAGTAAAAGCCTATCTAGGAATCACTGATTCAACGTATGATGATGTTATTGCTAACATTGTCACGACCGTCTCATGTGAGATCGCAATCTACTGCAATCGTCAGTTCGAGCTTGACACGTATACCGAACAGATACTAGGGAACGGGGAATCAAACGTACTGTTGAGGAACACCCCCATAGAGGGGCTACTGTACGCAGCAAAGGGGAGTCAGGGCGTTATCCGGGTTACGTATTCCGGCGCAAAGACGGCATCTATTGACGTTCAGGATAAAGAGGTAAGACTGGTTGAGGGGCTGACCCAGACAGATGTAGCAATAGCTGACAGTGACACGCTGAACGATGTTGTAACCAATATATCAGCCGAGACCGGATGGTCTGCAGAGATTTGTGATGATGCAATCGGGGTC